ATTATTTACATAATGAATTTTATTTTTTTTACTTGACATTTTTTAACTCCATGATATAATAAACATTGTAGTTTTGCAATAGATAAAACTTTATTAATGTATAGTTTTGGGGTCTGCTGTACGAAGAAGTAGTTCTTCTATACTATCTTCTCGTAAATCACTCAAGTCGTCAGGGCTATTTGAATTTTTAGATTCCTCAGATTCTTTTTCGTCATCTTTAGATGACGTATTATTCAAATATCCATTATATGCTGTTATGACATCTTCTGGTACCGTTACCATAGCCATGATATTATTTTTGTCTAAAATAAATTTAGAGTTTATGATTTCTTTTATGGGAATCCAAGAATAAAACCCACTCAACATCAAATTATTCAACGGATTCAATACTGTTCTTATCTGTAGTGGATTAGTGATAATTGCCTCGCTATTAGTTTCCTCTAATAACGTTGCCACTATATCCTCCCCATTAAGTAGTTTTAAATAGATTATTTGTTCCATTTGATCTTTCCCTTATATTAATAGTGTGAATCTCATAAGGAAATTCCTCATTATTATACATCTTTATTCGTTCAATCAAATGCAGTAAAGTAAAATTCTTTTTGTCTCTGTGTGATAAATCATCCGCGATGTCAAATAATTTACATCTATCTTTATCACTATCTTTTCTCAATCCTCTACCAATAGACTGTAAGACTCTTATTCTACTTTTAGATGGACTTGCAAATATTATATTATGCAGTCTCTTTATATTTATACCTGTACTAAAGACACCATAGCTGGCAACAACAATAGAATCATTCAATGTTTCAATTCTAGCCCTAATCTCCTCTCTATCTTCAGATTCTACCTCACCAGAAACGAAGAAAGTATTGTTAGATTTACTCTCTTTGATCATATTATAAAGTATTTTACCATGTTTTTCAACAAAAGCAAATAAAATCAACGTGTTTCCAGGCAAAGAAATAGCTAGATTTTTTATGAATCTATTCCTAGATTCTGATGATATAATATATTCAATTTCTTTTTGATATCCTCGTCCTGTTAGTGAACTTGTAACAGATTTATCATGTTTTAAAAGTAATACTTTGATTTGTAAATCAGCCAATGTACCCGAAGAAATCAACTTTGAAGTATCTACTATTTTTTCTATTTTACCAAATAATCCAGTAAGAACCAATTCATTTACTTCTGCGCCATCTAGTGTACCAGTCATACCTATTCTGTAGGGAGTGTTTTTCATTTTACTCATGATGGAAGTCAAACTTTTAGCTTTAAATAGATGTGCTTCGTCACCAATGATAACTTCAAAATCTTTGAAAAAACTTTCCTGCTGTTCATAAACAGATTGCCAAGTAGAAACAGTTATAGCCAAATCTGTAGATTTTTCTACACCACCAATAACACCATGTATATTTTTTTCATATCCATAATCTTTAAAATCTTTAGTCATTTGAGAAACTAGAGATATGGTGGGAACAACGACAAGAGTTTTTTTATTGTAGTATTTTGCGATCATATATGCAATAAGTGATTTACCGCTTGCTGTTGGTGAAACCAAAACGCAACGTTTGTGTCTGATTGCTAAAGCTAATGCACGAAGCTGATAATCTCTAACTTCTAATGGTAGAGATAGTGTTGATACAAATTCTTTCGCTTCTGCTATGGAAAAATTTTCAGTGATGAGTAAATTTGTTTTATCTTGTATGGTGTGATTATTTTCTTCAGCGTATTCGGCAATGTTATGAATCAAACCTGCAAACAATGTATTGTTGCGGATATTCAGCAATCTTATTTTGCCATCCCAATGTTTCTTTTTATATGCGGGAGAAAATCTAGCATTAGGAACATCAAACGTAAACTTATCAGACAACTCTCTTATAATAGATTGTTCGCAAATTAGTTTGATGTGGCTTTGTGAGATTTTTTCAATTATTATATCAGCCACCCAACATTAACCTTTTCCAATCTATATAATTTTTTAGAATGTAGTTTCTAGAATTTATAGCTTTCATAATTTCTGTAAGAGTTTCTACTTTTTCTTCTTGAATAGTTATTTTAGTGTTTAGCTCAATCATAAGTTCGTCAGATTCGACAAACATCATCAATTCATTTTTTAATATGCGCTCGGCGTATGGTTCACGATTTAACTCTTTTAACTGATCTTGAGTAGAAATTCCAAGATAATAGTCGCGTAGCTTTTTTGTTAGATGACTTCTTTGTATGTGAAATCCTCTCAAAGCGCCACGCGCATCGCTCAACCATTCAACATATTTAGCGTGTAATGAAATAATTTTCACGCTTTCATTATCTATGTTTAGATCGTCTATTTTTGAGTCTTCTTTCCATGCGTCAATAATTTGTGAAAGTTTCATTACACACCTCCACAATCATAATATAACTATTACTCATGAATGTCAAATATTATATCGTTTCTATTTCGTATCTGAGGTATTTAAAAGTGACAGTTGACTCTAAGTATTCAACGTCGGCTTGTGTAGAATCAAACACAAGTTCAGATAAAGATGTTGGGAACAAATCTTTGAAGAAAACATAATGAGTAGGATTTTTAAATGAATTCAAAATGGTCAACGTACCGTCGCTGACATATGAAGAGGCAGTTCCAGATCTAGCTTTTGGTATGTCAGCAAGCTTGGAAAACGCTTTTGTTTGATCAAGTGATACTGGATGTCCTAGTCCAACCAACCAATTATATATTTCAAGATAATTTTTTAGATCTTGATTAACTCTAAATCTAATGTTAAGAGGATCAAATAACAATCTACTACCTGGAACTGGTATAACTGCTAATGGATTATTGACATCAATAAATCCAACACTAATAGAAGGAATTTGAACGTTCTGACAAAAATAACTCACATTAGGCAATCGTTTTATAGAAAATTTAAAGCCTAATGGGCTGAGAATATTTAATGTAGATGGTTGTGTTGTTGATGAAAATGTGTTTGCCATTAGTATAAAAACACCATGTAAAAAATAAACACAATAGAAAAAAACAAACATACGTAAGGAAAGATCATAGAGAGATAATTTGAAATCATATTTTCACTCCAATTGATCTGTAAGTATTTATACAAAAAAAATACTCCCGAAGTTTCCCTCGGGAGTATTTATTCGTAGAAAAGTAAAACGGCACTTCCTACATTAAGTTAGTTACCTTAACGAGTCTGTAATACTTGTTTTCATTGTTTGTTCCAACACCACCGAACGCGCCAGTTGCGTTAGTTGTTGCGAAAGGATTCTGCACCATTCCATAACGAGTCTTGAATCCAATCTTTGGCTGGAAAGTATCCTGACCAACCGCACGAACCATCTGTAGAGGTACGTATGGGCAGTAGAATAAGCCAGCATCAAACGATGAAGCACCCTTGTAACCAATATTGAAATACTGATTACCAGCAGAAGACGAGAAGTATGGATCAATATAAACTTTGACCCGTCCACCAAGAACACCCGCGAAAGTATTGCCTGTGTCATCAACGGCTAGATTGTTTGCCAAAGCTGGTGTATAATCAAGAACACCTGCCATCTGTAGAGCCGAAGCCACGTCTGATCCACAGATCAATACGTTGCCCTTACCACGACGGGTTGCCTTAGCAATCTGATTAGCTTCACGCTCAATCTGGAATAGAAGACCCTTGAACTTTTCTACCATCCAACGACCATTTGAGTCGGTGTCTAGGTTGAAAGTACCAGACGTTGTCACATTTTCTGTGGCGCCAGCAGTAGCAACGAAGTTGATCGTACGAACAACTTCACGATTGATTTCTGCAAGAATTTCAGCAGACAAGATGTTTGCTAATTCTGTTTCGGCGTCAAGACCATGAACAGCCTTCAAGTCTTGTGCTAATTCCATTGTGTATTCAGCTTTTAGCGCACGAGAAACTGCTGTAACAGCAACTTTTTCGATGCTAAATGCCATCTGATTGAACGCATTAGTAGATCCATCTCCTAGAGCTTCAGCTTGTGCAGTCGTCATACCAGTTGATAGGGTATAAGTTGAAGATGTTGCACCTGAAGTACGAGTTGTTGGATCGTTAGATGTCTGTGCGCGGCCAGTTGAGCTGTTAGCAACAACTAGCTGTGAAGCAGTATTACCCGAAGCTGAACGCGAGAAAGTTGTGTTAGCTTCATTAAATAGAGCTTCCGTGCCACTTTGTGAAGTGAACCGTGAACGTAGAGCAAAAATCAAACCTGTTGGGCCTGTCATTGGCTGAACGCCACAGATATCGTAAGCGATAAGATTTGGCATTGAACGACGAACCAATGAGATTAGAACTGGATCGAAGATATCAACTGAGCCATCGCCTGCGGTTGATGAAGAGGAACCCATTGCGTTTGCTGGGGCTGCCTCGCCTAGTAGTGTTGGGGCATGATAACCACCAGAACCGATTGCTGCCTCTCGTGAGGCTTTCTCTTGATTTTCTAATAGAGTTGCAACAACGGAACGGCGATGAACATCCTTGATACCTGGAAGATCAGGATGTTCAAGAACTGGTCCCCACTTTTTGAATAGTGATTCATTATCGTACATTTCTATTCTCCTTTTGGTTATTCATTCAAAGTTATTTATAATAATTTATTTTTTGATTATACGAGAGATTGCACTTACATAAGAACTCATGGCTGGTGATACCTGCTTTGGTTCTCCTTCTTCGTCAACTTCAACTGGTTCATCATCCAATGAAATTTCAGAAGATGCAGTTGTTACTGGAAAATAGTTTTGACGCAGAGTCTGTAGCTTTGACTTATATGAATCAACTGAATCTGCATTGATAGATTCACTCAGGGATTCTAGCTTTGCAATCTGTGTTTCAGTTAGACCCTCAGTTACTTCAACAAAAGTAACATCACGTTCAAATTCATTGATCTTCTGTTTTAGATTTACATTTTCATCGATTTGTGAATTTAACTTTTCTTCTAAATCTGAAACTCTTGCAGCTAATTCCTCAACTACATTTACTTTTTCTTCTGGAATATCAATGTAGTGTTCAGTGAACAGATTCTTTAAGCCAACTAGGAATTCTTCTGTTAGTTGTGTCTTTAGACCAGATTCAACTGCTAGTTTGTTATCTTCTAGCCAATGTTCTACAACGTGATCCAAATATTGATCCATTTTAACTGTAAGGTCATCGCTAATCTTTTCTTGAGCAGACTTATTTTCTTCAGCCATTTTTTCAGATAACTCTGCTAATTTTTCATTTATCTTTGAAACAACTGCTGTTTCAAAAATAGTTTTAATTTTATTCTGTGTTTCCTCAGAGAGGTCTGAGCCTTCAAACATGGCATTTAGATCTTCTGATAGATCTAAATCATCGTGGGAAATTTCAGATGATTCTTTGATTTTAGAAGATCCCTGCATGACAGGAACCTTGTCTCCATGATCCTTACCATTTCCCGATGCCATCTTTGATGTTTTGTCATTTTTTGAAGAATTTTTTTCCTCATCATCTTTATCTGATGAATCTGCTGGCTCTTCTGACATTTTTGGCTTCATAGAATTCTTCATAGAATTCTTTGCAGCACCATTGCCATGCTTTTCGTTATACATTTCAGAAGAGACTTTTTTTGCAGAGGAACCCTGCATTGGTGCAGTATCATCACCCTGTGTCTTACTTTGTCCTGGTGCTTTGGCCACTTTAGCCTCTGGTTCAGGCACTTCAGCATCTACGCTGAAACTTGCTTTTTTTTCGACTAGATTATTCATTGATAGAGTCATGAAACATCTCCTTTATTTAATATTCTTTATTATTTATAAAATTATTACTTTACAAGTTATGTAAAAATCTTTCAAAAATTTTCACAAATACAGCCTCTCTATCCTCACGAGAAACAGTTTTGTGTACAATTTTACGAGCATTTGCCAGATCGACTTCCTTGAACATGCCATCTTCATAAATCCATTCACGACCTTCCATTATACCTTCAACGAAAGCATTTGGGGCGGATGGATCAGCTACAATATCTGCTGCTGTAGCCAAATAAAAATCTGGCTGGACTTCTGCTGCGCCTAATTTGTTAGCCACTAAAGAGCCCATACCTCTTGAAGATACGCCTAATTTAGCACCTTCATTCATTAGATTCTTTACAATTTGACCATATGGTGTATCTAAAATCTTAGCACGTCCAACGAAATTATTTCCATCTTGATACAAACTTTTTATCATATGAGAAACGCGCTCTAGATTTATTGTGGGGCCAGCAGGATGACCAAGTTCACCATATGCGCGATTTTTAGTTATATAATCGTCGTTATACCGTTTCGCTTCTCTCGACAAAATTTCTACAGGATATATTCTACCATTTTTATTTTTTACATTAGCTTGCATGAAAACGCCTTCGATGAAGTAATTCTTACTTCCACCATCTTCTGCGGCTTCTGTAATGAGTGATACGTTTTCAAAAATTTCTGTGATTAGTTTCATATTAGTAGGTTGAACCTCCAGAAATAGCAGTCCTCTTGTGAATTTTTAGAATTAACGTTGATGGGCCACTTCCAGTCTTGGTGACAACTAAGTTTGCAGTCGGATTACCACCTTCGGTGTCTAATATTCTACCATCCGAAAGATCTATATAATCTTGCCCTGTAACTGCACAAATGGTATTGGCGCCACGTTTAATTGTAAAAAAGCAACTATTTGCGCCACCTGTATTTACTTGAATTGAGTTGATAAACATTTCTTGAACAGTTTCACCAGCGCTATTAGCGCCTATGGTTGTAGTAGGATGATTTAATCTTAGAAATCCACCTGTAGTAAATTTAGCAATTACGTAACCACCTTTTATGCTTTTTAAAACAATTCCGTCTGCTGTATTTGCTGCCATTATTTAGCTCCTTTTGCAGAGGCCATTTTGTTGGACGTTAATGATTCACCTTGTGTCAAAGAAAAATTCATCATTTTCAGAAATCCAGTTGCGTTTTTATTAATTGTTTCGCGGAATTTTTTAGCGTTTTCTGAATTCAATTGATTATAAGTTTCCATCATTTTTTTAGCTACCATGGGACTTACATTCGTTGTGTCACCATCTTTGAAATTAATTTTACCTGATTTGCCACTTTCAGCAATCTTATTTAATTCAGAAGCCACATCTTCAATGAGTTCTTCCGACTCTTTAATCTCTAATTCTTTTTCTTTAACTTTCTTATCAAAATATTTAACAACTTTTTCTTCTTTGAAAGCTTGAACAGCAGAGGGAGACTTTCTTAAAATTTGATTATCACCCTCACTCTTATCTCCTTGGCGAGCAACTGTTTTTCTATCCTTGAATCCAGACAAATCTTTTAGCTTTGAAGTGCCCTGTTCAACTGGAGTTTTTTCGCCTGGTTGATCCATATCAACTTCTTTTTGCTTTCTAGCGTTTAGAACATCGTCTGTATTCTTAGTGGGATACGCACGATCGTATTCTCCACCCTTCTTTACAGGATATTCGTGAGCTTTCGCGAACTCTTTTTCTCCATCAGCATTAGGCTCTCCACCAACTTTACCTTTAGTTGGTGCTTTTTCCTTTGTCTTGCGTGCGTTCAGTGCTTCAATTAATTCTCTAAAAGATTTTGACATTTATTCCTCGCTTGATGCTGGCTCTTCTAGCTCTTGTGGAGATGTTTCATTTTCTGGAGATTCTTCGTGTTCTTCTTCAGGGTTTTCTGGAGAAAATAAAGTAGATGCAATATTAGCTTTTTCTAGTTCTAATCTGTCGGAAACCTTTTGCATAAGAACATCCTGAACTTTATCACGGAACGCTTGAGGATTATTATTGTATAAATCTAGAACTGGATTTGTCATAATCATATCTCCTACTTATACTTACAAGTTATTTATAAAAAAGTTTTTCTAAATATAACAACATTTTGAACAAACCAACCCAAATGAACGTCGTGTGTGACGTAATCTATAAGATCGAGCGTCATTTGATTTTCTACTTTTAGTCCCTTATTCAAGAACTTATTGATCCAATATTCTTTTGGACGACAGTTGATATGACCAATACCATCTTGACCTGGTGTAGCAGCTGTCCATATCAAATATCCATTTGGCTCTATAGCTGAATATACATTTTCAACTATTTCATCTGCAAATATAGGATCTAAATGTTCAGCAACTTCCATACACATAACTAAATCCGCTGTTCTTTTTCCTTTCAAATCCAATAAACTTTCTTTATAGCAGCCACCTGTAGAAACAATGCTATTGACTCTCGAATCTACGTCAATACCTACAGATTCTATTGGAGGATTTACACAAGAAAATTCATTTACATATGTACCTGGACCGCAACCAATATCTAAGAATTTTTTAGGATTGATTTTATCTACAGCCCAAGATACGACGTTTTTAGCCATGATTTTTTCTTCATTGAACATTTCTTCATGATTAAATGTTTCTGTTACATGTGGAGGATATTTGCGAAGCCAATTCAAATCATTTCTATTGCTTGATTCATACCAACCTTGTTTGCCATATACATTATAAACCATATCAAAATATTCTTCATACATCAAGCCAACACGCTCTAACGAGAAATTATTAATAGCCCACTCTCTACAAACTTTTGGAGATATTTTATGAATATTTTTTGCGGCCCAAACGAAATGATCAAATGTTCTACAACGATATCCAGTTACGCCATGTATGTTGTTTTCCGTAAATGCTCCCCAATCTGTGGTAATAGTTGGAGTTCCTGAAAATAACATTTCAATTTGAACACCCCCAAACGGTTCGTTATATAAACTTGCTACAAACGCACCCTTGGCGTTTGCCATAAGTTTCTTTCTTGTTGTAGCGTCAGCATATCCAACACATTTAACATGAGAGGGTATTTCTTTATAACCCATATCTGATAATGTATTTTGCCCTGCTATTATTAATTTATCACCCGTTTTTTCAGTCGCTTGAATAGCAATATTAACACCTTTCCCCTCATATACACGACCAAGAAATAGAAAATAATCCGATTTATATTCTGAATATTCAAAATCATCAGGATCAAAGTAATTTGGAATAACAACATCATACCAATCT